CATGACAGTCACGGCCAAGACAGAACGGTCATAGTAGCCCCACGGCTTTCCTTCTTCTGGAACTGGCGCAGCTTCTGGGCCAATTGCAGCGTTTACATTCTGTGCGTAAAAACCTAATTGACGGTCTGCTCCAAAAATAGGGGCTTTTTCTTCGTTGTAAAACCAATACCCTGGCTCCAACTTTTTAAGCATTGAATCAGGGTCAACAGGCACACCATCTTTGGTTTTCCATGTCTCATCAGAGACTGAAGATATAACACCAGCGGCTGAAAATGTTGCTGCACCCGCACCATAAGCACTCATGGTAACAATGCCGCTGGGGTCAATACGCATTTTTTCATCAGTTGTAGCCCAATTAGCCGCATCTGAATTGCTGTCGTTGTAAAAAACAATTGATCCTTGACCGTTTGCACCAGAACGAAGCAAGCCAATCGCAGCTTTAATGTAAGTCGAATCAGAACCAAACTGAACACCAGCAATGCCAATATTGCTGTTTGAGTTGATTGAAGTTACCCCGGTAAAGCCAGTGCTATTAGAATCAAACACAGCCAACTTGCTACTCGGCGCAGTCGTCCCAATACCCACGTTGCCCGATGTATCAATCCTGACTTTTTCACTGCCGCCTGTGTTGAAGACCATCGGCAAATATGTACCTGACCCCGTAATGGTTGATTCAACGCTAACGGTAGCGCCGCCAACATTAATTCGTCCTCTACTGGCATTGGTCGTATTGCTGTTGTTAAAAAAATCAAACCCCGCTGTTACGCCCGACCCATTCGGAATGGCTCCAACAATCGTATTACTATTTGCGTTGCTTGTTTGAAACTCTACGCGATTTGCAATTGTTGCGTTATTAAAATCGCCAATAATGCGGTTGCCCGTGCCTGTAAACGTCAGGTTGCCAGAATCGCTAAGTGAAGTAAATGTTCCTGCTGCTGCTGTTGTAGCCCCGACAGTGCCGTTGATGTTGATGGAAGCCGTGCCAGTCAGGTTGGTGACCGTACCACTGCTTGGTGTACCTAACGCGCCGCCGTTAACAACAAAAGCGCCCGCCGCGCCTACGTTTGTTCCAAGAGCCGTTACAACGCCCGTACCTGTGGTTGTAGTCGCAGGCGCAGCGCCAGCACCGCCGCCAAGCACGATTGCATTTGCCGCAAGCGCTGCGCTGGTGGCCCAAGTAGTCCCACTGTTAAAATAAGGAACGCCGCCGCTGGTTCCGGCCACTGTCAAGGCAGGCGTGGTGGTTGGCGTAGCCACCGTAACAATGCCGCCAGTAAAACTGACGCTGGTGACCGTGCCGGTTGTAGGCGTTGTCCAAGTAGGCGTTGCGCCAGTTCCAGCCGATGTTAAAACTTGCCCTGCTGTACCTTGGCTACCATCAAAACTTGTTGTTCCAGTTACGCTTAAATCAACAAAACTACCATTCTTGGGTGTTGTCGCGCCTATTGTTATGTTGTCCATTTCGCCAACAAAAGTAGGCGCAATTTCAACTGAATTAACACCTGTAGGCTTTATATGGACATGACCAGTTCCAGTAGGGCTAAGGTCTATTTGTGCGTTTGCCCCATTTAAATTGGTAGAAACATTGATGGACATATTGTCGCCACCGCCAGCACCAACATTCATTTGTGTTGTGCCTGATGCATTTTTAAGCGATAAGCCAGCAGAATTTGATGCTTGAACTATAGGCGTAATGACGCTAGTAGAAACCGAAAATGTTGTAAAGCCTGTAGCCGCACCCGTATCGTCAATAGTGGTAACAGAGTTTTGAATTAGCTTGCCGGTAGTGCCATCAAACCGCGCAATAGCGTTGTCAGTTGATGACGCTGGCCCTGTGACATCTCCACCGGCATTTGTCGTCCATATTGGTGCGCCTGCGCCTGCGCTAGTCAGCACCTGGCCCGCCGTGCCCGCAGCGGTAAACGCATAGGCCGTTCCCGTGCCATAAGGCACGGCGCCAGCCGTAGGAACCGTAGAGCCGTTCGTGCCGCCGTTTGCGATAGGCAGAACACCACTGACATGGGTTGTCAAGCCAATCTTGCCCCACGCTGGTGCAGCGCCCACGCCACCCGAAATAAGCGCGTTGCCAGTCGCAACATCGGGCAGTTTTGCCAAAGTGGTTGTTGTGCCAGCGTACAACAGATCGCCCACAGCATAAGAGCTAAACCCTGTGCCGCCATTGACCGCAATCAGCGTCCCTGCCAGCGTCACAGCGCCCGTGGTAGCTGTTGCGGGGGTCAGGCCAGTAGTGCCGCCCGTAAACGACAACACGCCCGTGTTGGCAACGGTAATTGCTCCAGCCCCGTTGGTGACTGAAATGCCAGCACCAAAACCTAGCGTGTTAAGGGTATACCCTGTACCATTGCCAATCAGCAATTGGCCGTTCGTAGGGATAGTACTTAGGCCCGTGCCGCCGTTGGCAACCGGCGTAATGCCAAGCGCCCCGCCAGTAATGTTGTAAATGTTGTAAAACCACCGATACCACTCACGCGAAACTGCCCCCGTGCGCTCGTCAGTAAGCGGCACGCGAGGCGGTGTGATCTGGGTATTAAGGTTAGGCATTGGTCGGGCTTATGATCAATTCCGCACCCATGATCGCTATTTTGTTAGGGTCAGTGCCTGAAAGTTCATAAACCCTATCGCGCAGCTTCAGGGTCATGCCCAGCCGCCGCCAAAAAGTTCTGTGCCCATACGCGCCAATTTTGCCAATTGATGACCAATGCTCGTTTGAATATGTGTGACCGCCGTCATCTGACCAGCGCAGCATGACTTGAGGGTCATAACCTGGTGCAGCGGGGTAGCTTGTGGTCACCAACTCGTAACCGCTAATATCGGTGTCTGACAGTTCGTATTGCCCAAGCGGTTCAAACCCATCGCCCGCCTCGGTGGTTAAGGTGTCGCCTGCTTGTGTGGCTAAAAACGTCTGCACATATTGAGCAACAAGATTTAGCCCAGCCTCGGTGTCAATATTTTCACCGCCCGCAGAGCCGGGGTACAAATTTAGCCCCACGCCCGTTTCGCAGTCCAATTGCAGGCTGTGATGCGCGGTGCGCTTGAGGTTGTTTTGACCAGTAGGCAGCGCCCGCCATGACCGCAACCATTTTTGTATGCCGCCATTGTCAGCGTACACATCCAAATCAAACGTGTAGATGTTGCCGTTCTCAAAATCGCCAACAATAATGTTGCCGCCAAAGTTGCACTGGCAATTGCTGCGGTGCCGCATAAAATCGCCGTTGTTAAAGCCAGCACGTTCGTGCCAGGCTTGCGTAGCTACGTCATACACCCAAGTAGCGTTGCCGCTTGGGAAGGTCAGCACATAAAAAGCGTGGCCTTCTTGCTGGTAGGTGTAGGCAATGGCGTCCGAGATGTTGCCGTATTGAGCAATGGCGTACTCTATTGCGTGAGTGGAAATGCGAACGCCAGTGTAGCCATTGGCGCGGTAAACAATGCCCTGCCCGCGAGCGTCTGTGCCCAGCCAAAACAGGCCATTGTCCATCTTGGCAATGGTGTACGCCGACACGCAGCCAATCTCGTTAAAAGCGCCTTGAATGCGCTGCAAAGGAAAGTCAGCCGCGCCGGAGTTGTACCAGACTTCCACGGAATCAGTACCAAACACCCACAGTTCACGGTGGTCAGCGATAAGGCCCACCACGCCGTCAGGAGAGCCTTCAGCACTAGCAAAGTCTAACGGGTCAACGGATGTGCCGTCCAACAGTTGCGTCACCCAGATGAACTGGCTGTTAGGCTGGTTAAAGACAAAGTAGCCATCAAGATAGGCCACCGTCACCGCGCCAGCAAAGTCGGGGTCATTGATTGTGGCAAATACGTTGGTGACTTCGTTGTAAATGTAACTTGGCCCGTTGGCCGCAATAAACAGTTGCGTGCCGTTGTCTGCAATGGACACGGGGCCGGTGCCAGCCACGGTGCCTAGCAATACAGGCGTTGCATTCAAGCCGGTCAACTTATAAAACGAATTGCCAGACACGACATAAAAATCACTGCCATTGGTTTGGTGCGCCCACAAGCCGCGAATTGGGCCGGTGCCTACAGTCTGAAGGAAGTTCAGGCCAGGGGCGCGGTTAAGAAACGCCGCCTCTTTGCCGCCCTCTGGAATGACTTCGGGAAACAGATTAACCATGCGGTTGTCCGCAGCGTTAATGCTGCGGGCCACATACGCGGAGCCAAGAATCGGCGTTTTCATTAAGCCGCAACTGCTTTGATAACTGCAAAGTTAAAAACTGGCGTTTCTGTAGTTGTGCCGCCAGTGGTGCGGAAAGTGATGTTGAAGCTACCCGCTGCCACCGCAGTAACCATCAAGTCGTACAAGTCAGTGCCTGATTTTTGGTTCAAGATGACAACATCGGTTGCCGCCACAGTGCTGTTGGTCACAGTAAAGGTTGCCGCAGTTGTTGTACCCGCTGCGCTAAACATGGTAATTGCGCCAGTTGTCTTGTTAAGCGTTACGCCTGTGGTGCGACTGGTCAATTGCGTAACCGCACCGCCTGCGCCTGTGGCATAGCCTACGCCAGCCGTGCCAGATGAAGTGACTGCACCAGTTACCGCTAGGCTTGTGCCTGTAGCTGCACCGATTACTGGCGTAACCAACACCATGCTGGTGCTGGTACAAGCACTGATGTTGCCGCTTGCAACAGTACCAAGCGCAGGCGTTACCATCGTTGCATTGGTAAACAGCAACGCGTTGGTGACTTGTTTTGTTGTGCCCCCTTGGACAATTGGCAAAACGTCTGTTGTAGCCGCAGACGTAGCTACAGGGAGGGCTGAGATTGCAATGGTGGCCATATTAGTAGTTTCCTGCGTAAATGTTAAAGCGTTGACGAGTGGCGACAATGGCGTAAGGCATAGACATCACGTCATCTGGATTGTTGATGCGTTTCAAGTTGCGCTTGCTGGTCATGGCAATCCGCTGCACTTGGGGGCTTGGCTCAACGCCAAACTCAGGCGCAATCTCCATCGCCAAGTTGTAGGTGAACGCCCGCAAATAGCCTGGCGGGAAGAACAAGTCGGTCGCCAAAGTGGCGGGGTTGCTCAACTCTTGAACCGAAACAAAGTGCCATTCCAAGTCGCGTGTGGGACGTGGGTAGATGGACATCGTGACATTGGGAAACCCCATGTTCACGAAGATCACTTGGGGGTAGGTGCTGGTTACGGTCTTGACGGCAATGCCGTTGTACTGCTGCTGGTTGATGAACTTGATGCCAAACGACACGTTCGTGCCAGGGTCACGGAAGTACGTTGCCTCGTCCAACAGCACGGGGCGCAGGCCGATAAAATTGCCAGTAGGGCCAAGCGTGCGGATGTACTCGCCAGCCGGCCAAGTAAAGACTTGATCTTGTGTGCAAAAGACAGACAAGCGCTCAGTGTTCCATGAGTCAATCATCTGGTTCATCGCCATCAGGCTATCTTGCGACACTGATGCAGATGTCGTTTCACCTTCGGCTAGCACGCCGAGCAAACGAAGTGCCCGATTGATTTGATCGCCAGCAGTGTAAACGGCCATCTCAGACTCCTTCGGCTACAGCCTTACGTGTGTATTTGCGCTTAACTTCTAGCGCGTTCACCACTACTTCAGGTTCTGATGTGGGTGCTTCTGGATTGTAGCGTGTCCAGCCGTTTGTTTCATCAAACACGGCTTCAAGTTCCATCGTGGCAACTTTGGCCCCGTGGACGGGATGCTGAAGATAAATGTTCATAAGAAAACGGGAGCCGAAGCCCCCGCTTTTTAGTTAGGATGCTACCAATGGAACAGAATACCATTGGGTGGTGGAAGATGCCACCAACAACGAACTGGTAAGGTTTGTAATGCTATACGCACCGTTGGCCGCAACTGCATTGATTGCCCCGCCAGTGGCGGGATAAA